TAAAGTTTTATTCATGTCGTTATTGTACGTACACTTACCTCCAACTTTAGAAGACCATCTGTATTTAACAGCTGTTCTAATTACTGGTTCTTCTGTTTCCTTATTAATACCTATGTATTCTTCTGATATAAAAGCTATCATTAAGTCTTGATGTATAGCTGCATTCATAGCAGTACTATCATCACTAAAGTCCTTTACACCTGCATTAATAAGAAAGTCTTTAATTTGTTTAGTTTTCCATTCTCTTGTAGATGGTTTGTCAGATTCTTTTACAACCCAAAATCTACATCTACCCACCTTACCATTAGTACTCTTTACAGTGTATTGTATAAATGGTGATCCGTTATAATTTTCAAGATTGTCTGATGTTGTTAATCCTGTTATTTTACAATGATGTGCTCCAGGTTCAATGTATTCTACTTTTTCACCTTGTGCTTTAGTAGTTGTTGTTGTGTTTAAATTAAAAGGTAATGCCATGTTTATTTATTTATAATTTTTAATATATTCATAAGTTTTTCTCTTGCTTCTATTAAGTCTAACTTATAAGTTTCATTATTGTTTCTTAATCTTTCATTATCTTTACGATAGTATTCTAATTCTTGCATAAGTTCTTCTGCTGATGATCTTATTGGTGTATTAATACTGTTTTTAGGCAGATGACTATCTGGCCTGTCTTGATGTATTTCTACACTACCATATGTTATTTCTTCGTTTTCCATTATTTATTATTTTTAATTTTCCAATTTATGTATTTAGTTAGCGTGTCGCCATCAAATATAATTTTATCTTTTTCTGGTGCATAAGGATAGTCCTTTCCTTTCCATTGTTTTGTAGTTAAAGTTTGTATTGGTAGTCTATATAAGAATCTACCTATACCCCACGATACACATGCACGTTTAAATGCATCTGATACATGTCCTTTATCTTTTTCTACATTAGATTCTGATCCTGTGTCTGATTTCCACACCCATTTTCCATATTCTTCAGCTCCTGTTTCTGGACAATATATTCCTACTTTACAGAATAGTAAGCCATTCTCTTCATAGAATATACTTTGCCAGTTTTCAGGACCACATACTTCATCTAGTAAGTCTTGGCAATCTCTAGCGTCTATATACGCCACACATGTAGTTTTTCCATACTTAGTGGATTGTACACGCCACTTATACGGTAGTTCTTTCTTCAGATCGTTTAGATTCATTTTGTTTTTGTTTTGATTTTACAATATTTTTAACAGCTGTAGCTGCTACTACAAATTTTGCAAACCTTCTTATCATTACAGGTTTGCTTTTTAACAATAATGTTATAGCAACCTCTTTAAATGTAAATAATAATACTTGTTTGACTATTTTTCTATCTATTCCTAAATCATACGCAATTTCTTTTACAATAGATGTAATTTTGGATTCTTTCTTATCCTTCATTTTAGGCAAATATACAATATTAATCTTTGTTTCCAAAAACTTGAACAGCTAAATACATCGGTAGTACAATAACTGCTGCAAGAAATAAAGAAAATAAGACTGGGCCTAGTGTAAATATTATACCGCTTATAGCTGCAATTGAAGCTACAGGGTATTTACCTATTACGTTAAACATTTTCATAATCTATAAATTTTGTGATTTCACTTTTAAATTTTAAAGTAACTTCACCTACCCCAATATTTCTACCTTTAGCAAATATTATATTGGCAGTGCCTTTACTCTCTTTTCCGTCATCGTTAAATTCAATTCCGTAATATTCTGGACGATATATAAGCATTACTACATCTGCTGCTTGCTCTATTTCGCCTGATTCTCGTAAGTCTGATAGTGTTGGCTTGCTATTGTTACGCATACCTACACCTCTATTAAGCTGGCTAAGTGCTATTACAGTAATATTCAGTTCTTTAGCTAAATTTTTTAATGTTCTAGCTACTTTACTTACTTCCTGTTCTCTGCTACCAGCTTTATTTTTTGAACTTACAAGTTGTAAATAATCTATCATAACTAATTTTACGTTTTTGTTTTTTACATACTCTTTGATTCTATGGACTAAATAACTTAGTGATGTTAAACTGCCTTCATCAATGTTTAAAGGTATTTGTTCTATAGCTCCAATAGCTTCATGTATTTTTTTAAGCTCTTCTGTGTTTAAAGTACCATTAGTTATATATCTATTACTAATTTCAGATTCCATAGAGGCTAATCTTCTAATTAACTGCAAGGCAGACATTTCATATGAAAATATAACAGTTGGCGTGTTAGTAAACTTAGCTGCATTATAAGCTAAAGCAAGAGCAAAGCTGGTTTTACCCATAGAAGATGCGCCACCTACTATAATTAAATCCGTTTCTTGCCAACCACCTGTAAATCTATCTATATCTTTAAATCCTGAAGCTATACCTAATAAACCATCAGTATTCATACGTTTTTCAATGTCTTGTAAAAAATTTTGAATTTGACTATGTATATCGCCTAATACTTCTGGCGCTCCTATCTGTAATTTAGACATTTCAGAACTTAATTTACCAATAATTAGTTCTAATTCATCATGATTGCTTAATTGACTATGCACATCATTAACAATGCCTGTTAGTGTTCTTTTTTGAAATGCTTCTGTAAGTACACCAATACATGTAATAGTTTCCATAAAGTCTAGCGCTCTGTCTATCATTTCTGACAATGCTATAACAACTTTTTTACCTTTTACTAATTTAGAAATAGTAATAATATCAATAGTTCTATTGTTTTCGTGTAAATTCATAAGAGCATGATACACAGATTTATGCATATCATACTCAAATAAATTTTCATGTAATAATTTGTGAAACTTGTCTATTAATTTAGGCTCTACAATTAATTTACCAAGCAGTGTTTGTTCTATATCATGATATTCCATTTTGATTTTTGTTTGAACTGACAAATATATAATTATTCTCCATATTTTCGTCTAGCATCTGCTCTTTCTTCCAAATAATTTTCTCTACGTATTGCTTCGTACTCGTAGTCTTCTATAGGTTCACATTCATCATCGCAATTAGAACAAATATCACACTCGTCTGTATCATCATGATTGTACAGGTTTGCTCCGCAGCAACTACTTACCATGTCGTATCCGTAACCATCATCTACTGGGTTACTCAGTTTCCATTGATCGTAATTCATAATTTTAATTTTTATAAGTGTCCACCATAATTTTGCCCTACAATCTCATATCTCCATTCGCTTTCTTCATTTTTTTCATCTAATCCTTCATCATTATCTAATCCAAATCCAAATTCATACTTTGCCTCATTTATAGCTTCATCCATTTCGTATTCATACATTTGTGAGTATTCGTTTAGATAATCTAATACCTCTTCTTTTTTAATGTTATCTGGTACTTCTACCTCTACTTCTGCTACTTTGTGATATACACTTCTGTTGATAATTTTTACTTTCATTTTATTTAGTTTTAGTTAAAAAAGGAAGGGGGGGCTGTATATATACACATTTAGCCGTTAGCTCTCTTACCCCCCACAACCCATAATTCATTTTTAAAAAAGAAAGGGGGAGTGTTATATCTAATTACAAAGTATAACCGCTCTGTTAATAATTAATAATATGATATTTAACCCCCTTTCTATATTTATACAGTTTCTAATTTATTTAATCTTCTAAGTTTTTCTTCCATTGAAAGCTCTTCCCAATTATTAGGTTTAATAATTCCCGGAGTAGCAAATATAATTCTTTCTTTATATTTTACTTTTTCTTCCATAGTTTGTGCCGTTAGTCCTCCTAGTGCGAGGAACATTTTCATCATGTTTGTTGTTTCCATAGTTATTTAGTTTTAAGTTTATTAAAGTAATCGTATATTGCATCTTTTAACTCTTCCTTTATTACATAATCTTTTTCATAGCTACTATTATCTTCTATAATATCCATTATATCATCTAGTATGTCATCATATTTTTCCATAGTTATTTAGTTTTAGTTAATAATTCTTTTTGAAATTCGTTATACTCTCTTCTTAATTTTACGGATTTAAGATATAATTTATCAATCTTTTCGCTCCATGCTTCATCTTCTTCACACTTTTCATATCTGTTTGAGTCCCTTTCGTAGTTAGCTAGTTCATCAAGCCATTCATTTTCTGACTCTAGGTATTTACATTTTAATCTCAAATCTTTTATTGTGTCTTCGTATGAGTTGTTAATTAGATTATTCATGTCGGTTATTTTTTTGTAAGTCCATAATTATTTTTACTACTTCTCTACCCTCTTCTTGAGATAAATTGTTGTAATCATAATAATTAGCTAGTGCCGTAATGATGAT